TCAGCGCTGGCTGCGCCTTGCCCGGTTTGCGCAAGATCATGGTGTCCCACCTTGCATGTCCGCTTCCCCCTCGCCTTCGACACAGTCACAGCCAAGATAACGACCGGTCATGTCCGGATCGCTCACCGTCTCGATGCGAAACACGCGCTCGCGCCAGACAAGACGCTGGCCCGGCACGACATCGCCACGATGGCGGATCAGGATACGGGTACGGCCGATCTGGCGACGCTGTGCCTGGCGTTCCTGGCTCGACACCGAGAGCGGTTCGACATGCGCCCACAGCGACGTCACGGTGACGAAACTGCGGGTCACGCCACCCTGTCCATCGGGCGTGTCGAGCGCCGTTTCCAGCCTGACCCGGTCGCAAAACCATGCCGGATCGAGCCGCATGGCCTGCCGGCCGGCCATCAAAGCGCCCTCCGGCGATAGGCCGCCGTCAGCCGCATGTAGCCTTCAGGGATGGCACCCGGCTGATCGGAAGTAGCAACGGCACCGCGCATCTCGTACATCTGTGCGACATGCATCAGCATGGCGCGCTTCAGCACCTGCGGCACGGCCTGCCCGTCGGCACCGAAGCCGGCGATGAAATCCACCTCGATCCCGTTGATCGCCCGGCCCGGCCTGACCCGCTCATCGAGAAGAAGACGTGCCGGGCGGGCATGCCGGTCCAGCATCATGCCGGTCAGATCGACCGCCATCGCCTCGCCGCCCGCGTCATAGACGCTGACCGTCTCTATGCTGACCACCGGCGCACGGCGAATGAGAATGCAGCCGTCTGGCGGCCAGTCATCGAGTGTCAGGCGCCAGGTCTGCGTGATCAGCGCCAGCGCGCATTCCTGTTCCAGATGGCTTCGCGCCACGGTAATCAGATCGCCGATCAGCCCGTCTTCGTCACTGGTCTCGACCTTCAGATGCGCCTTGGTGTCCGCCAGCGTCAGCGGCTCGACCAGAGGCGGTTCACTCACGAAAAGCGCCATGGCTTCGTCCTTCCTGAACCCGATGGAAAATGAAAACGGCCCCGGCGGGAGGTTGACCGGGGCCGTTCGCGCCGGGACGGACCCACGTCCCTCGCCGGCAAGGACAGGCGCATGCCGCAGCCGGATGGTGTTATCCGGATGCCGATGCGCCTTCTTGTGAAAGGAGATTCAGGTGACTAGCTGACGGCGAAACGCACCAGCTTGATCGCCTCGAAATCCTGCACCCCGCCACCAACCCGCTTGGTCGTGTAGAACAGCACATAGGGCTTGGCCGAATAGGGATCGCGCAGGACACGCACTCCGGTGCGGTCGACGACCAGATAACCACGGCGAAAATCACCGAAGGCGATGGCGTGCGCGGACGCGGCAATGTCGGGCATGTCCTCGGCCTCCGTCACCGGAAAGCCCATCAGCATGGCCGGTTCGCCCGGCGCGGAAGGGGGTTGCCAGAGATAGTTGCCATTGGCGTCCTTGAACTTGCGGATGGCCGCCTGCGTCTTGCGGTTCATCACGAAGCGGGCGTTCTGGCGATATCCGGCCCTCAGCGCATAGATCGTGCTGATCAGCGTATCGGAAGGATTGCTGGCGGAAAACGCACCCGAAACCCCGGTTGCGATCCGGCCGATCTTGCCCCAGGCCCAGTTCTCATCGGCAACACTCTGATAGGTGAGAAAGCCGGTCGGCTTGTTGATGCCGTCGCCGGTGACGAAGGCGGTTCCTTCCTGTTCGGCAAAGGCGGTCTCGACCTCGCCGGCAATCCAGGCCTCGACGTCGATGGCGCTGTCATCGAGCAGAGAGGCCGTCGCTGCCGGCATGGCATAGATCTCCATCGTTGCAAAACTCAGTTCGGCCAGTTCGGCCGTGTCCGTCTGGGGACGCGCAACCGTCTCGCCAACCCAGCCCGCCGACATGCCGGAAATCGCAAACGGCTTCTTCAGGACGGCACCGGAAACCTGCCTGACGCTGGCAATCGAGCGGATCGGCGAGAGCGCCGACAGCCGTCGTCCGATATCGGTGTCCAGTTCATCGGGCACCAGATACCCGCCGTCCGGCCCCGATCCATAGGAAAGTGCCTTGGCTTCGATCGCCTGAAGGGGCGCTTCCTGTCCCTTGCGCACATAGGCGTCAAAGGCGGCGCGATGCTCGCTGGGGGCTGCAAGATGGTCATTGCCACGCCCGATCACCGGACGGGATCCGGCAATCAGCATCTGGTCCATGCGCTGTTTTTGCGCGTCCATCTCACGGTCGATTCGCTCCATTTTCTCAATCAGAACAGGATCTTCGCCATGATTCTTCTCAAGCTCCCGGAGCCGCCGGTCATTTTCCTCGCGATAGGCCTCGAACGCGTTCATGAACGCGTCAAAGGCATCCGGCATGGTATCATGTGCAGATCCTGATTCCGCTGACATCTTCAAGTCTTTGGTTTCCATCACTTTTTCCTCTTTTCGCTGGTGAAAGTCATCAAACTGTCTGAAGCCTGGACAAGCCGTGCCGCCATCCTTTCAGGCTTGTGAGAGCGCTCGGCCATGGCGCATTGAAGCTCGGGCTGTGGCGCAATCCGCCTCACCCTTGCGCCCGGCAGCATCGGAAAGGTCACGATCGAAATCTCGAGCAGATCGGCCTCACGAATGAGACGACCGGCGGACGACCCGCGTCTTGGCCTATGCGCCTTGATGCAACGAAAACCGATCGACAGACCGTCGAGCGCGCCCGCCCGGATCAACAGGCCGGCTTCGTCCGCCCGGGCAACGCCCGGCGTCAGTTCACCCTCGACGTAAAGCCCGATCCTGTCCTCGCGGATCATCGTCCACACCCCGACCGGCTGGCCCTGGTCATGCTGATAGAGCATGCGCACGCCGCCTGCGCCGCGCCGCCTCAGCGCATTTTCAAACGCCCCCGGCAGGATCCGGTCGCCGGCAAGATCACCGATGCCGAACAGGCTGGCATAGCCGGCAATCCTGAAGCCGCCCGCCATAGCGTTGACGTGGCGCATGGCTGTTGCGTTCGCCCGCCGCATGTCACTGCGCGCAGGCGTCATGCCCGTGCCGTCTTGCATGGCACGCTCTCCTGTTGTCGCATGGTGTTCTGGATGACAGGCCTTAACGGCGTGGCGGGCCCGAGGATGAACCCGGACCGGAATTCAGCGCTGCAATGCGCGCCAGGATTCCGAGCCCCCACCAGGCACACAGACTGGTTGCTGCAGCGCCCATCAGCGTCAGTTCGGTCCCGTCCAACTGGCCGGAAATACCGGTATATTCGGCGATACTCATGCCCACGGGCGGCCCGAAAACCAGGCCGGAAACCAGACCGGTGAAAAAGCGCGACGCCGCTTCGCGCCTGCTTTGCGGCAACAGATAGACGAGCGAAATGACCGCGCCCGCCGCTGCCCCCGTCATGCGCGCCAGCCATGGCCAGGGATCATGAATGAATTCCGTCATCGTCGTCATCTCGTTTTCGCTTTCTGGACATCACGCATCAGCCGGGATGATCGCTTCGCCATCCCGGTCATGGTTAATGATGGATTAAAAAAATGATTCAACTTCATCGGAAATTGAATCAGGGTTCTGGCCTATTGCCTTGATATCCCACGGCTTCCCGCTTTTCCGCAGTGCTCAGGAAATCGGCCCTGCCAACCCGCTCCCAAAGATCCGAACGCTCGGCGCCAAGCCCTGGCACCTGATCGAGATCGGGTTCCAGGCGCATGCCCTCACCATAAACCGGCTGCAACCAGGCACTCATCGATGCCAGCGAGCGGACAACCAGCGGCACCACGGTCAGCCGGTAGAAGGCCCGGTTGGCTTCCTGGTAATTGGCGTAGGTATTGTCGCCCGGAATGCCAAGCAGCATCGGCGGCACGCCGAAGGCGAGCGCGATGTCGCGTGCGGCCGCATGCCGGGCCTCGACAAAATCCATCTCGCGCGGCGACAGCGCCATCGCCTTCCAGTCCAGCCCGCCCTCCAGCAGCATCGGGCGCCCGGCCCGCCGCGCTCCCGAATAGCCATCCTCCAGTTCGCTCTTGAGCCGCTCATACTGGTCCTCGCTCAGATTGCCACCCTCTTTCGGCTGATAGACCAGTGCACCCGAAGGCCTTGCCGAATTGTCGAGCAGCGCCTTGTTCCAGATGGCGGCCGCATTGTGCAGGTCGAGCGCCATGGCCGCAGCACCCAGCGGCGCAAAG